GACCCGCTGACCATTGTTGCTTGTTTCAAAGCAGCAACCACTGCGATAGACCTTGCCAAACAAGGAATTGCTTTTTATAAAGAAGTCAAAGCAACCGCAGGCGAAGTGGGTGATGTACTGAAAGACCTGAAAGAGCAGTACCACAAACTTGTTGACCCGTCGCCAGAACAAACGCGGCAGTACAACGAAGAAGTGAAGCGTGTCCAGACAGTTGCCAAAACGCACCCTATAGACGCGCTAAACAATATTTGGGACTACCTTGGCACGTTCATCGACGAGTACGACAGGCTTGCCAAGGCGTTCATAGAAGAGGAGGCCAACGCCAAAAAGCTGTACAAGGGAGACGAGTCCTTGGCGCGGAGAGCCCTAAGAAGAATACAGATAAGGACTCAGCTCGATGCGATGCTGGCCGAGGTACGCGAGATGATGGTGTACCAGACGCCGCCTGAATTAGGAGATGTGTGGACGCGTTTTGAAAAGATGTGGCAGCAAATTGTTCAAGAGCAGAACGAGGCGCTTGCCGATGAAATGCGCAAAACACAAACAGTATTATGGCGACGCAGAAGGGCAATAAACCAGCTAAAGGCGCTGGCAACTTGGATTGGAGCAGTCCTGTTCGTAGTGGGGTGGATGTGGGGCGTGATTTTCCTAATAAGGACGAGTCACACATACCGTGGGTTATCGTGGTATGTCTGGCAGTGATGGCCCTGACTTTCGTAATAGCAATACCTTTGCTTGGGATGGCGTATCTGGACATGCACAATGCCACTGAGGCCGCGATCCAAGAAATTAGAAAGATGCGCGATCTGCGCGCAAAGATTCTGTTGGAAAACCAAAATAGGGGTGAATAATGCTTACACTTTTGTCAACACTTATTTCGTTCCTGATGGGCGGCTTGCCCAAGATTCTGGACTTCTTCCAAGATCGGGCTGACAAAAAGCACGAACTGACGCTGGCGCAGATGCAGACTGAGCGGGAGATGCAGCTTCTCCAAGCCGGTTATGCTGCACAGCAAAAGATTGAAGAGATCAAGCTGGAAGAGATTCGCACAGAGACCGCTTCGCAGGAGAAGCAGTCCTTGATCCAAGCCCAGCAGGCCGAGATGCAGGCAATCTACGCGCACGACATGAGCCTGAACGAGGGCACGTCCCAGTGGATGAAGAACCTTCGGGCGGGCGTAAGGCCGATCATTACATTTGGCTTTTTCTTCCTGTTGGTCTTTGTTGACGTTGGCCTGTTCGCCTACGGCTGGCATCGTGGCACCGACTTCAAAGAGCTGGCTGAAATGCTGTGGGATTCCGAGACGCAGGCGCTGTTTGCTTCGATCATCGCGTTCCACTTTGGCGGTAGGGCATTCGGAAAATGATTAGCAAAAAAGCACTAGAGATGATCAAGCACCACGAGGGGGTGCGCACCAAGCCTTACCGCTGTCCGGCAAGGCTTTGGACAATCGGCGTGGGGCATGTCATAGACCCGAACCACGCCCGCGTACCTTTTGAACAACGCGGGGAATTACCCTGCCCACCCGATTGGAACCGGGTGTTCACAATGGAAGAAGTCGATGCTATCCTTGCAAAAGACCTTGAGCGGTTTGTACGTGGCGTGGTTCGGTTTTGTCCTTCTGGGCTTAACCAAGGTCGTGTGGACGCACTTACAAGCTTTGCTTTCAATGTTGGGTTAGGAACTTTGCAAAGAAGCACCCTGCGCCAGAAACACAATCGCGGCGATTTCGCAGGAGCCGCAGATGAATTTCTAAAATACACCAAGGCCGGTGGGAAAGTTCTGAAAGGCTTGGTGAATAGGCGCAACGACGAACGTGCCCTTTACATAAGCTGAAACCGACATGTCTACATACTCACCTGAACTTAGAATCGAACTGATTACCAACGGTGATCAGGTCGGTTATTGGGGCGATACAACAAATAATAATCTCGGCACACTAATTGAACAGGCAATTGCCGGGTATAAATCAATCACGCTCGTTTCTGCAAATCAAGCGTTGAATGCGCTCGACGGTATATCAGATGAGGCACGCAACCAGTGCATAAAACTGGTGGCCGCTACCACAGGGCCTTTTACCGTTTTTATACCACCCGCCAGTAAGACGTATATTGCGTATAACAACACCGGCTACACGGTAACTTTCCGTGTTTCTACGGTGATAAACGGCACTACTTCCGCTGGTGGTGTAGCGTTGTCTATTCCGAATAACGCAATTATTAACTTTTGGACTGATGGGCTGGACATATTTCCGGCCAACACGTACATGCCTGTGCTGAGTGTCGGCGCACTTGTTCTTGGTACACCACTCGACGCCATTTACGGAGGAACAGGGCTTTCGTCTTACACCACCGGCGATATTTTGGTTGCCTCGTCCGGAACTACTGTTGCGCGTTTGCCTGATGTGGCTACGGGTAATGTTTTGCTGTCTGGTGGCGTGGCTACTGCGCCCGGTTACGGCAAAGTAGGACTAACCACGCACGTGTCGGGTGTGCTTCCTATTGCAAACGGCGGTACTGGCGAAGCAACTGCCAGCGCAGCAATCAACGCTTTGTTGCCAACACAAACAGGTAATAACGGTAAGTTTTTAACAACCGACGGCACAAACACGTCGTGGGGAACGGTTACAGGCACGGTGTCGTCTGTTGCTGTTTCTGGCGGTACCACAGGGCTTACCACTTCTGGCGGCCCAATCACTACTAGCGGCACCATCACGCTGGCAGGCACGCTTGCTGCTACTAACGGCGGTACTGGACAGACTTCGTATGCTGTTGGCGACCTTCTTTTTGCGAACACTACCACCACGATTTCCAAGTTGTCTGATGTAGCCACGGGTAACGTGCTTATTTCTGGCGGTGTTGGTGTTGCCCCTAGTTACGGCAAAGTCGGTTTAACCACACACGTGTCGGGCACCCTCCCGCTGGCGAACGGCGGAACTAATGGTACAGACGCAGCTACTGCTCGTGCAAGCTTAGGCACCGTGAGTGATCCCGGCGCAAACGGCATTCTTGCGCGCACTGCCGCAAATACAACCGCCGCCAGAACGATTACGGCTGGCACAGGCATCAGCGTATCAAACGGTAACGGCGTTTCAGGCAACCCAACCATCACAAACACGGGCGTTACGTCTGTAAACGGCAGTACAGGTGCGGTGACAGTATCTAGTCCTGTGCAGGTATGGGTTAACTTTGACGGCACCACTGCGGGCACTAATCCAGCGTCTATGAACATACGCGGTAGTTTGAATGTGGCGAGCGTCACTAGAACCACTACCGGCACGTTCACCGTGAATTTTTCTAACGCTCTCGTTGACTCTAATTACGCGGCACTTATAACTATTAGTGGTGTTGGTGGGTCTGCTGTCGGATGGTTCACGCTTACTAGTCTGACGTCGAGCTCCGTTTCTTTTAACGTAAAGACTGACAGCGGCTCATTGGCAAACCCTGTAACTGTTTGCGTAGCTGTCATGAGATAATTAACGGGGCATACATGTCTACATATTCGCCAAATTTACGAATCGAACTAATTGCTAATGGCGATCAGGTTGGCTATTGGGGCGACACCACAAACAACAACCTCGGTACGTTAATTGAGCAAGCGATTGCCGGGTACCAATCCATCACGATAACCGCAGCTAGTCAAGCGTTGGTCGCGCTTGACGGTATTGCGGATGAGGCACGCAACCAGTGTTTGATGATTACCACCACACTGTCGACGCCTTGCACACTATACATACCGCCTGCGGATAAAACATATACGTTTTACAACTCAACCAGTTTTAGTGCCACGATTGCCGCCGCTACCACACCAAATGGTTTGACACCTACTGGCGGTGTGACCTACACAATACCGGCAACCAGCATTGTGCAAGTCTGGTGTAATGGCACAGATGTGCTTCCTTCGTCTACGTATTTTCCGCTCCTGACTGTTGGAACATTATCGCTAACCAATCCGTTGGCTGCGACTTCTGGTGGTACGGGTCTTTCTTCGTACACCACTGGCGACATTCTGGTTGCCTCGTCTGGAACGACTGTTGCTCGATTGCCTGATGTTGCCACCGGCAACGTGCTTCTCTCAGGCGGTGTGGCTACGCCTCCGGGCTACGGCAAAGTTGGTCTGACAACGCACGTTTCAGGAACCTTAGCGCCAACAAACGGCGGCACAGGACTGTCCACAGCGACAACCGGAGACTTGCTTTACGCGTCAGGCACAAATACTTGGGCGTCGCTCGCAGATGTTGCGACAGGTAACGCGCTTATCTCTGGCGGGGTGGGTGTTGCGCCGAGTTGGGGGAAGATTGGGCTCGCCACGCATGTTTCAGGCAATTTACCAGTAACCAACCTGAATAACGGTACAGGTGCCAGCGCAACTACTTATTGGCGCGGAGATGGTACTTGGGCTTCGATAGCAACAAGTGGTGGTACGGTTACTTCTGTTGGTATGACGGTTCCAGCGTTTCTGTCCGTCAGCGGTTCGCCTGTCACAACCAGCGGAACGCTTGCAGTTTCTTATTCCGGCACCGCTTTACCGATTGCTAACGGCGGTACAGCTGGTACCACAGCAGCCGCAGCGCGTTCAAGTCTTGGTACTGTGGCAGACACAGCCAGCAACGGTATCGCAGTTCGAACCGCAGCCAATACACTGACGGCAAGATCAATAGCGGCTGGGACAGGCATTTCTGTGTCTAACGGCGACGGTGTATCGGGCAATCCGACAATCACTAACTCAGGTGTCACCAGTTTTAATTCAAGAACCGGCGCTGTAACGCTCACTGCTACAGATGTGGCGAATGCCACAGCAAGTGTTGGTTTTGGTGCCGTGGGTTCGTACGTCTTCGGCTACATCAACAACACAGGCGTCACCGAAGACAGCACGTATGCTGGCGGAGACATCTATCCAGCAGGTGGCGTTTCGTCTACTGCCGCCGGTGCAGACGGGCAAGTGGCACAAGACGGCACAAGGGGCCCCAACGCTCTTTCCGGTACGTGGAGAGCAATGGGGCGTGTTAATGTCGGCGCGGGCGGTGCCCGTGCTCGATGGACTTTATTCCTGCGCATATCATGAAATGGGCTAACGCACAGAAGACCGCGATCAACATGGTTGTTGACGGGCACCCTTTTACCGCCGCTTCTTATGACGTAGAGGCGCACGGTCGTGAGTTGTTTCAGCGTGCGGTTGACGGTGAGTTCGGTGCCATTGAGGATTATGAGCCACCATCGTTGGCTGTCCTTGCAGACATTGTTCGCGGCGAGAGAAATGAACTTCTTGCAAGCACTGACTGGACTCAGCAGCCAGACGTACCTCAAGCTACAAGAGAAAAGTGGGTCGTTTATCGACAAGCGCTTCGCGATGTGCCGCAACAGTCGGGATTTCCTTCGGCCGTTGTATGGCCTGACAAACCGTAAGAGGATATATGGTCGACAATCAAAAACTAGCGTTCTTTGGCAACATCTGGGTTCGTCAAAACGTGTTGGCTAAAGCAGGTGACAAACAGCAAGGGCATGCTCACAAGTTTGACCATGTGACATTGCTAGTAAAAGGCAAAGTGCGTGTGTCAATTCCGGGCTTTGATCCGAAAGAGTTTATCGCTCCAACTTTTGTTGTTATTAGAAAAGAGTTCGAGCACTCATTTGAGGCCTTGGAAGACGACACGCTTTGGTATTGCGTGTTCGCTATGCGAGATGTTGACGGTGAAGTGGTCGATGTTTACAGCGAGGAAAACAGCCCGTACGGTGTTGGTGGCGGGGGCGACATGAGCCGCTTGGCTACGGCGAGTATTCTTCCGTAAGGATTAGGTATGCCATTACAGAAACTTCAATTTCGCCCCGGCGTAAACCGCGAGGGCACTACGCTTGCCAACGAAGGCGGTTGGTTTGAGTGCGACAAAGTGCGCTTTCGTTCTGGCTACCCCGAAAAAATTGGCGGATGGGCTGCGGTTTCGTTTTTCAGGTTCCTTGGCGTATGCCGCTCATTGTGGAACTGGATCACGCTGCGAAACTACAACCTGTTGGGCGTTGGCACCAACCTGAAGTTCTACATCAATGATATTGGTGGCGCGTATTACGACGTAACGCCTATTCGAATCACAACTGGTCCGGGCACTGTTGCTGGCGGCACAGTTACGTTCGCTGCTGCATACACAACACTAACGAACAACATTAACGCCACGCAGACATCTATCGTAATAAACAGTGCCACTAACGTACCTTTAAATGGCGGCCTCATTAAGATTGGGTCCGAAGAGATAAGCTACACCGTCAGGAGCGGTACAACACTTTCTGGTTGCACTAGAGGGGCAAACGGTACTACGGCGGCCTCTGCTTTGGCCGGAGACCCAGTTGCTTTTTCCAGCATCATAGTTACTAACGCCACTGGCTCAGGATTTGACACCAACGATTTTGTTACTTTCTCGCTGGCCACATCGCTTGGAGGCAACATTACCGCAGCCGTTCTTAATCAGGAGTACCAAATTACTGCGGAATCGGCCACGACTTTTTCTGTGAATGTGCGCGCTGTTTCTGATGTAGGAACTCCCGGCGCGGCAGTCTTTTCGACCGCCGCAGACGTAGGTAATGGCGGTGCCTCAACGCGTGCGGCATACCAGATCAGCTCTGGTAACGACATATATACCGTTGGTACTGGTTGGGGCGCAGGCCCTTGGTCACGCGGTGGTTGGGGTTCAGGCTACACGTCCGGTATTGGTCAGCAGCTTCGTCTTTGGAGCCAAGCCAACTTCGGCGAAAACTTGCTCTTCAACCCTCGCGGCGGCGCTTTATATGTGTGGTTGCCCGGTGGAGGCACCACTCCTGCTTTTGGCACCCGCGCTGTTCAGGTGTCTACTGCTAACGAATGCCCAAGTCTGGTAAACACCATGCTGGTGTCGGACGTGGCACGTATCGTCTTGGCCTTTGGCTGCAACGATTACTCGATCAGCCCCACGCCTAACGTGCTCGACCCAATGCTTATTCGCTGGTCGGCGCAGGAGTCGTACACGGACTGGGTTTTTTACCCCGACGGTACTACGCAGGCAGGATTTAACCGGCTGTCACACGGTTCACTGATTGTCGGTGCCATCCAAACACGTCAGGAAATTCTGGTGTGGACCGATGTCGCGCTGTACGCCATGCAGTATGTGGGACCGCCGCTTGTTTGGAGCTTCACATATTTGGCAGATAACATCTCGATTGCTGGCCCCAACGCTATGGCAACCGCCAACGGTGTTACATATTGGATGGGCACGGATAAGTTCTACGTCTATTCAGGTCGTGTAGAAACGCTCCCTTGCGCACTGCGTCAGTACGTGTTTTCCGACATTAACCGCCAGCAAGCGTTTCAATTTTTTGCCAGCACCAACGAGGGTTTCAGTGAAGTGTGGTGGTTCTATTGTTCCGCCAACAGCAGCATCATCGATCGGTATGTAATTTTTAACTACCTTGACAAAGTTTGGTACTACGGCACGATGGGACGCACGGCATG